ATATATTAAATAAAAATCAATTTTTTAAATCTCAACAATTTCCACAACAGATGCTTCTGATGGTTTTGTTGTTGATGATATATTACCATTATCATCTATATATAGATATAGTTGAATATTTGCTTCATTTATATATCCAATTACATTTAATCCATTATAAATAAATACTTGAAGAATAAATGTTTGATTATATGGATTTGACACAACCCTAATATTATCGCCGGAATATGTTGATAAAAGATAATCATTTGGGTCTGCTACTGTTCTAAGTGGTAAATACTCATCTGGTTTATCAGACATCATTAGAGGCACTCCATATTTTCCAGGTAAAAATTTACTGAATCCTTCTTGTAATCCATCCACTAACCATAATTTTGTTCTTAAATCTCGAATCATAAATTTATTTACTCCTAATACTTTACATCTATGATATGGATCTAAAGAAAGTATATTTGATACATTATCATCATAATTTACGGAATTATAATCCGATTCAAAATCCTCTTCAGATTTTGTTTTTGCAAATGAATATTGTGAATTAGCATCCATATAAAAAATCGCAAAAATAACAAATATAATTATCACAAAAAATGTTAAATTATCCATTTATATATTTAGATTTAGATTTTTTTTTATAAATAAATTATCTCAAAGAATAATTTGTATTTAAAAAAAAAAGATAAAAAATTAAAATACTTATTTATTCTAATTCAGTATATTATAATCGAAAACAAATATCATCAAAAACAAATATCATCAAAAACAAATATCATCAAAAACAAATATCATCTATCGTCTTAAATGCAAAATTATGATATAGTAGCATTATAATTTGAGGATATTGCCCATCCCAAATTTCCCATTGATATCAATGTTAATGTTTCGCCAACACTATTAAAAGTAGCTGTTGTACTATTATCAGTAAAAGTACTATTTAAAATACAAGTTCCAGCAACTAATGTTATTATTTTTAATTGTCCAACATTACTTGAATCATTAAGATTAACTGTTATACTTGAACCAGAACAATCTATCAATGAAACAATAATATCAGTTGAAAGATTACCACTTGCATCAATTGTCTCTGTTGAGTATTTTAATGAATTATTTAAACTTAAATTTCCATCAAGAGATAAATTTCCATCAAGAGATAAATTTCCATTAATGCTAACATTACCACTAACCACAATATTATTAACATAAAGTATTCCAACATAACAATTTGTAGTATTTAAATTTTGAGCATTAATAATTTGAGTTATAATTTTGTTTGTTCTGACACCGGGTGTATATACGCCGTCTTGAAATATCATATATATATATAATCTATATAAAAATTGAAATTTAATTGATATATTTATCCTACAGTAAATATAAATATAGTATATTAATAAATATGGATTTAGTCAAACCTTTTAATAATTCAAATGATGAACTTCAAATGAATCAGGTAAATCAGGCAAATCAGACAAATCAGATAAATCAGGCAAATCAGATAAACCAGGCAAATCAGACAAATCAGATAAATCAGATAAATCAGGTAAAAAAACCAAAAGAAGAAAGAATTTTTGTTAAATCCAATAAAAAATCTGGAAAGAAAATAGAATTAAAAAATTTAGACATAATCAAACAAATCGAAGAATCAAATGAATTAGACGAATGGACACGAAATAAATTAACTCAAATAAAAAATTTAACATTTAAAAATAATTTGTTTGATTATGAAGAAAAAAAAATAGTTAGTTCAGTTAGATTAGTAAAAACAAGCAAATTAGGAAGAAAATTAACTCCAATGGTTTGGGAATATTATAAAAATCGGGCTAATTTAGATATTAATCAAATTATTAAACAATATGGAAGAGAAAATTTAATTATTAATTATTCTATTCAACCAAATCAAAAAAATAAACTCGATTCATCTAATTCATCTAATTCATCTAATTCATCTAATTCATCTAATTCATCTAATTCATCTAATTCATCTAATTTAGATAATTCGAATAATTCATCTAATTCATCTAATTTAGATAATTCGAATAATTCATCTAATTCATCTAATTTAGATAATTCATCTAACTCATCTAATTCATCTAATTCATCTAATTCATCTAATTCATCTAATTTAGATAATTTAAAAATATAATTCCTTAATTGTATTCTCACTAAACATATTTTGAATTAAATTTAAATATTTATATTTTGAACATAATTTAATTTTTTCTAAAGAATATGGTGCATTAATTGGTTTGGAAAAATTTGTTCCAAGTAATATTTTTTTTAATCCATTAGGTAATTCGCAAACCTCATTACAAAATGAGTTATTAAATTTTATTTCTTCTAAACTATTTGGTAAATTATGTATTGGTAATGAAAAAATACCGACCCAATTGAATTCGATATATTTAATGGAATTTGGCAAATTGTCTATAGATTGATTAAATGATGAACCAAAAATAATTATTTCTAATTGTGATGGCAAATTATCAACCATTTGATTAAATTTTTCACCAAATTTAATTGATTTTAAATTCGGAGGCAAATTATCAACTATTTGATTAAATTTATTACCTAAAATTATTTCTTCCATACTTATAGGTAATATATTTATTTTTGAATCAAAATTATTTCCAAAATCTATAAGTTTTATACCAGATGGTAAGCAATTTAATTCTCCAATCAAGTCAACAAAATATAAATGTGTTATGGAATTTGGTAAATCATATAATTGAGATGAATTACAACGATACAACACCAATATAATTACATTATTAGGTAAATTATCAATTGAATGTAATAGTTGTTTGTGTATGGTGATTTTACTTATGTCATTTTCAATAATTATACCAATTATTTTTTCATCAATTGTATCTCCATAAAATTCCATTGTATTTGTTTTAATTGAATAATTCATATGTGTACATTGTTCAGATTGTGATTTTTTATAAATATTTGTTGAACCTAATATTTTTTCTAAATTTGCTAAATCATTATGAATTTTATCCATTTATTTTGTTATTTTGTTATTTTGTTATTTTATTTAATAATATTTTGTTAGTTCTTATAAAAATTTTATTATTAAATAAAATAATAAAAATTGATAATTTATTTAAAAAATGATTGTATTTAAGATAGATATATTTAGTAAAATGAGTTGTATTACAATAACTTTTGGAGATCGTGCTGAAAATCATAAAGGAATGCAGATTATAGGTAATTCTGTTGATAAAGGATTTGATATCAAAGATTTAGAACTAATAAAAAAAAAATTTGAAAAAAAGGGTTTGGTATGCGAGTTAATTGATTTGAAATTGCTATTAGACGAAAATATTAGAGATAAAGCGGATGAGGCAAAAGTATTAATTGTAAAGAACGCTGTTGATTTATTGTTGAAAAAATCAAAATCAAATAAAAATGAAGTATTTGCTGAACTAACTAATTTAAATTGGGATACAAAGGCAAAAATGTATGGAAGAGTAGTAAATAAACACGCTCGATATAATTTGTGTTTTAGCGATGAAGGACAAGAATCAAATTATGAACAGGGGATGGGTAGGATTATTGCTTGGAATTCTGTTCCTCTACTTAAAAATATTAAAAAATCCCTAAATAAATTTATCAATAAAACAAATGAAACAGATGAAACAAATGAAACAAAAGAAACTGACGAATTAGTTGGTGAGGGAAATTATTATTATGATATAAATAAAACCGGAATTGGTTTTCATGGTGATGCCGAAAGACTAAAAGTCATTGGTATAAGATTAGGTGAAAATATGCCTTTGTGTTATCAATGGTATTTAAATTCAGAACCAGTTGGAACAAAATTAAAACTCGATTTGAATGGAGGTGATTTATATGTGATGTCAGAAAAGACAACAGGTAGAGATTGGAAAACAAAATCTATTTATACTTTAAGACATGCTGCCGGATGTGAAAAATATACAAATAATTAAATATATGAAATATTATTTTTTTTTTTTACCAAATCCATATGTAATTGGTTTAATTTCTTCAATAGTTTCTTTTTCTATTTTATTTGTTTGTTTGACAGATTTATCGGATTTATCAGATTTAACAGATTTATCGGATTTGTCAGATTTATCGGATTTATCGGATTTATCGGATTTATCGGATTTATCGGATTTATCGGAACATTCATTTAATTCGTCAATTTCGTCTTGTTTATCTTGAATTGCCATTTTTTCTGCTTCTTCATTAGATAACATAAGATTTTTTTCAATAAAATCCTCATCAGTAATATCATCAAACATCACATTCATTGGTTTAATTTTTTTGTCATCTTTTGGTAAATTTGAGGAATTTAAAAACTCCAAATCTTCCCAATAAAAATTTTGCATATACCAATTTTTTTTTCCATATATTTCATTTCGTTTATTTGACCAAGATGAATAAATTGAAAACATATCTGATAAATCGATTACTAATGGTATTTGGGTTAAATCCTCTAATTTGTCATTTCTTAAAATTCTTCCAATTGATTGAATTAATGCTTTTGACGATTTAATTTTTTTTTTATTTTTTTTGTCTTTTTGTACTGATACTGGAAGAGCAAAAATTACAGTATCTAAATGCGAAATATCCAATCCTTCTTCAGCAAGTTGCATTGTGGCAAAAATTATATGTCCGTCTTTTTCTGCTAATCTTTTTTCTCCTCGTTTTGTTTTACCCATATAAAAGTAAGAATTATAAATATGTGATTCACCATCGGTTTTAATTTTTTCATCGACCATTTTTTTTAATAATTCAAGATGTTCAACTCTATATGATAGAACTAAAATTTTTCTGCCCATTCCTTTCAATACATCAATCATATTGACAATTAATTGGTTGCGAGTTTTTATTTTAGTTATATTTTCAGTCATTGAAACGTGATTGGGTGCAAATCTTCCTTGAAACCACATTTTTTTTTCTCTGAATAACATATCATTTGAACGAAAAAATATTTTTTTAACCAATACTCTATAATTATATTTTTTCTCCATTTCATATAATATATCACCAACGTGCCAATTAATAAGTTTAGTCATTCCATCTGCTCTATCTGGTGTAGCTGATAAACCTAATGTATATTGTGCGGATGTTTTAAGTAATGCTTGTGAATCAACTCTACTACCCGTATGATGGACTTCGTCATAAATAACTAATCCAAATTGTTGTAATATTTCGGCAGGATAATCTTTCATACTAAGAGACCTTAACATTCCAATAACTATATCTTTATCTTCAACATTAATAACACTTTGGCGAATTTTTCCAACTCTTGCATCTGTAAATTGATTAATTCTTTCTTCCCATTGGTCCATTAAAAATTCTTTATGTGTTACTACTAAAGTTTTTAATCCTAATGCCCAACTAAGATAAATTGCCAACATAGTATTATGTGTAACGGTAAAATCCCCCAATAAAAATCTTTTATTTCCATCTATTTCAAATCCATAATAATCATCTTCTTCTAATTTTTTCACGTCAATTTTGTAATAATTTATCTTTGGATTTGAAAAATAATCTAATTCTGATTCTGATTCTGATTGTGTTATTATTTGTGTATTATTTATTTTTAGAATTTTTGTGGGAATTAAATTTATTGCTTTATCAAAAATTGTAATTTCATTAAATTGTTCTAAATTATATTTTAATCCTAATGAATTTAAAATAAATATAATATCTTGATATATTTGTTGATTTGATATTTTAATCATATAAGAATCAGAATTATTAATAATTCCAATTGAATCAATAATACCCGCAAGTATTTTTAATCGTATTGAGTGATGATTTGTTTTATAAATATTCGGTATATAATGGTCGGTTTTTTTAAATTCATAACAATCTGGCATTTGGGTTTTGTATTTATTTTCATATAAATAAGATTTGATTTCATTCATTTTATCTTGTTCAAAATATTCAAAATATTCAGTTGTTTTTTCAAGAATCCAATTTGCAAAATAATAAGCCTCAAATGGAATTGGTTTTAGGTCAAATTGTGTATTAACTTTAAACCCATATAAGGTATTTTTATATTCATCTTCTAATTTTAAATAATCCATAAGACCAATATCAACTATTCGATTTGCATTTGGTTCATAAAGTGATAATATGTGGGAGGAATTTACAGTATAATTTTCACCACACGATTGAATTATTTGATACATTTGCTCTCGCCCCCTTGCTATTTTTAACACATTTCTTTGTGTGGAATCATCACCCATTAATTTATCGCCTATTTCAATTGACTGAACCATTTTAATTGTTCCATCCATCATCATTATGGGTGTATTAAAACCTAAACATTTACCACCACCACACGATAATTTAATCAAACCACCTTTTGGAAAAATTAGGGAATTTTCATGGTTTGATGGATTCGCTGAATCCAACCCAAATTGTTTGAATATTTCATTAATAATTGTTTGTTGATAATCACGTAATTTCCCTTTAAAATTAAATTTTACTGATTCTTTTTTATATTTATATTTTGATACCTTAAAAGCAATTTTGGAATATTCAATATTATTAATTTTAATCGTTTTTTCATCGTTTTTATCATTTTTATCATTTTTATTTGTCGTATTAATATATTTTGATACATTTATTGTAATATTTGTGGAAAATTTTGGTAAGACTAAATAATTGTCATCTGAATAATACACTTTAAAATATTTATCGATATCTTTGATTTTTTCATTTTCATAATTTAATTCTGGTTTTACAGAGAAAAATTTATCTAAAATTTCAATAATTTGTGTGGGAATTTTTTTTCTCTTAATACAAAATCCATAATTATTCAAATATCCTTCAACGTCATATGTAGCTATATTCATAATATTATATTGTATATTTCTACTAATTATATATAAATATAATATCAATTTTTATTATACTAATTGTAAAATTTTAATATATGATAAATTATTATATACGCATATATCATTATAATGAATACGAATATGGGTGTAAATAAAATTAAAATACTTGAACCTTTTGACAAGTTATTAAAATCAGTAAATGAAAATAAAAATATATTAGTATTAATATTAATTTTATTGGGAATTTATTATGCATATTATAGTGATGATATTGCTAAACAATGTATAAGTTTATTTGAAAGTGAAACATTTAGATTAGTAATATTTATGGTAATAACATATATTGCAAGTTCAAGTCCTGCTATTGGAATTAGTTTAGCAATAATTATGTTGGCGAGTTTGCAATTAATTACATATATAAAATTAAAAAAAGAATTGGATTTGGATATTGATGCAATAAAAAATGAATCTTTGGCTGATGCCGATAAAAAAAAAGAAAAGTTTGGTCAAATAGAACCGGCAGATATGTCATATTTAAATGACGAATATTTAAATAATCCTTTGGAAAAAATCGATCAGTTAGCTCCACCTATAAATTTTAATCTTAAATTTACAACACCATCCGAATTATCTAATCAAATGATTAAACAAGGTAAAATGATGTTGAATGATAGTCTTAATTTAGAACAAGATTTAAAAACAAGATATGATAGTCGGGAACAACAAATTATGAATGATACGAAAAAAAATGGTAGTGATTTGGTTAATAGTGGACTTAATAGATTACAAAAAGCAAATTATGGCGAATATAATAAATTTAAAATGACAGATTCAACAAATAGCACCAATAAATTTGTAAAATATTCCAACTTGATGAAAAATGATTCATTATCCAATTCGCAAATTAATGCATCATATGATGAACTTTTATATAATTATGATTTATTGACTAATAAACAAATGAACGAAAAGGAATTTAATATACAACTTAAAAAAGTATATATTGCCGAATTTAATTTATTAAAAAATATTTATGAGTCAAAAAAATCAAATTATTCAAATGAAAAACAACAACAGATAAATAATGCCATTAAAAATATTTCCAATTTATTGAATCAAGAGAATATAAATTTAATTTTTCAACTGGAACAATTATACTTGATGATGGTATAAAGATTAGAAATATTTAATATTATTTTTTTTCAAATTTATTAAATAATAATATATAATATAATTAAATTAATGAGTGATTATTTTTCAAATAAAATAGAATTTATAATAATGATTGTATTAGCATTATTAGTCGCATTTATTATAGGATTTAATATACTTCAATTGATTGATTCAAAATTAAGTTCTGTTACGATTAATGTTCCATCAAATTGCTCAATTCCTCCAATTTATTTAAATATTGATCCTGATTCTAATATAAAACAAATTAAATTGAATGATGTAATTAGTACTGTTTCAAATGAATCAAATCATTCATCCGAATTAAACACCGAAGGATTTGAAAATTTAGATTTGAACTATTATAATTATGAGAATGTGAATGGGAATGTGAATGATGATGTGAATAAGAATAATAACGATAATAAAACAGAAAAATTCGGCAATTTACAAGATTATCCATTAATGTATGATGATAATAGAAGACATTTATTATCCAGTGTGATAACTGAACCAACCGCAGATAAAGTTATAGAACAAAAAACAATCTATGAAACAGCAAAAGACCCAAATTACAATTCCTTAAATGATATTCCACTATTAGTTGCTCCCGATGTCAATGTCCCCAATAGAGCCGGTCCCAATTCAAAAGGTTATTATGCTTCAAGAGTTAAATTGATTGAAGATTTAAATAGTCCCTTAATGAAATTAGCAAAAGCAAACGCGGATAAAATAAATAAAGTTGTTGCTAAATGCACATTGGCAGATAATAATAAAATACCTGAAGTAAATGGGACTTTTGATGGGTATAATGCATTTGTAGACCTTCGTACTGATTCCTATGCAAATATCACTTCTATTGGTAAAAGTATGTTAAGTCCATATGTTTCTTATCCAGTTCCTTCATAAAATTTTAATTTATCTTTTATTAAATAAATTGAAATATTCCAAATATACAAATATAAAAAAATCACAAAAACAGCAATAACATTATTGATTTATTTTATTTATATTTTTATTTTTTTATCAGTGATTTTATCAGAATCAATATTTTCAGCCCAAGTAATTCTTTTTCGCTTAATTATTTGCGGTTTCGTGGGGGTTAAAATTTGCTCATTTTGCTCATTTTGCTCACATTGTTTATGATATAACAAACTTAAATGAACGATCATTTTTTTATTTCCTCTTTCAAGTGCTATCAAATAGCATTTTTCAGCATTTGACAATTTATTTTGTTTTTCATATAATAAACCCAATTGAACAAGTGCTCTATTATCACCTTTTCCAATCGCCATCAAATAACAATTTTCTGCTTTTAATAATTGATTTTGTGTTTCATATAATATACCTAAATGGAACGACGCTATAATATGTCCTCCCTCAATAGCAATCAAATAACATTTTTCAGCGTCCAATAATTTATTTTGCTTATAATATAACAAAGCCAAAAAAAATGCTGCAATAAAATGGCTCTTATCAAGAGCCATCAAATAATATTTTTCAGCTTCCAATAATTTATTTTGCCTATCGCATAATAAACCCAAGTGAAATATTGCTCTAATATCATTTTTTCCAACAGACATTAAAAAATATTTTTCAGAATCTACTAATTTATTTTGTTTAAAATACAATTGACCCAAATGAAATGGGGCATTAGTATGTCCAACTTCAATAGCCATCAAATAATATTTCTCTGCATTTAAAAAATTATTCATTTTCTCATATATTAAACCTAAATTACAAATGGAATTTGGGTTTTTATTTTCAACATCCATTAAATAATATTTTTCAGCATCTAATAGTTTGGATTGTCTTTGATATGTCAAACCCAAATATAATAATGCTCTTTTATCATTTTTTTCAACCGCAATCAATAAAAATTTTTCTGCTTCATCTAATATATTTTGTCTAAAATATAAGAATCCAATATGAAATAACGAACTAATATGACCTCCTTTAATTGCTTTCAAATAATTCATTTCGGCATTTTCCAAACAATTCAATTTATCATATATCAAGGCTAACCTAAATATACCATCAATATTATCATCTGCAATATTTGAAATATTTGAAATATTTTGAATATTTTGAATATTTTGAATATTTATAATTGAACTCATTATTGCTATTTAATATTTTTATTGGATATTATACATATAATATTATTATGATTAAATACATTATTCAAATAAATAAAATTTCAATTTTTTATACTATGAATAATTATTAAACAATCATTAGGCAATTATTAAACAATTTGATTTTTCAATTAAATTGACTAAATTTTTTTTATTTAATTGCCTAAAATTTTCTAACTCACAAATCGTTGCGATACGTTTAAGCGTATATATATCGTTATTTGATAGATTTGTATGTATATCTCTGTAAGTCCTATGACCATCTGTAAATTTAAAATATTCAATATTATCTACAATATAGATATCATTCGGATTTATAATTATATGTTTCATAATTATATTTATTTGCTAATAAAAATTTTAATCATATAATTAAAATTTCAACTTTTTAATTGGAAATTAATTTATTTTGTAAGAGTTGCTTTAGTTTTTTTAAGGGCATCAATGTAAGTAATGTCTCCTCCTGGTTGATATTGTTTTCCAAGGGCTTTAGTCATATATTCTTTTAATTTTTTCATTCCTTCGGGATATTTAACACCATCCTTTTTGCAAATCATTTTAATGACTTCGGTTTGAAGGGCAGCATGTGCGGGAGCAGCTCTTTTCATAGAGCCTTTTTTAGAGCCTTTTTTAGAGGCTTTTTTGGAGGATTTCTTTTTTTTACCACCTTCCATATCCATAGCCATATCCAAAACTCTTGCTAATTTAGATGATTTTTTGGAGGATTTTTTAGAAGCTTTTTTGGATGATTTTTTGGAGCCTTTTTTAGAAGCTTTTTTAGATGATTTTTTAGAGGCTTTTTTACCACCTACCATAGATTTAGAGGCTTTTTTAGATGATTTCTTGGAAGCTTTTTTGGATGATTTCTTGGAAGCTTTTTTAGATGATTTCTTGGAAGCTTTTTTAGATGATTTTTTGGAAGCTTTCTTTTTACCACCTACCATAGATTTAGAACCTTTTTTGGATGATTTCTTGGAGGCTTTTTTGGATGATTTCTTGGAAGCTTTTTTGGATGCTTTTTTGGATGATTTCTTGGAAGCTTTCTTTTTACCACCACCAACAATAACGTTTTCAATCATATCAGTATTAACCATTCTTGACATTTTAGATGATTTTTTAGATGATTTTTTGGAAGCTTTTTTGGAGGATTTTTTGGAGGATTTTTTGGAGGATTTTTTAGAAGCTCTTTTTTTACCACCTTGTAATTTAACTTCTTCGACTTGATTTTCGAGTTCTTCAAGATTAATTTTCTTAGAAATTGGCATATTAATATTATATATTTATATAATAAAAAAATTTTTCTATATATAAAAAAATTCTTTATATATAGAAAATACATTTAATATTAAATTTTTGGATTTCATGTTGATAAATAAATAAGTTAGGTAAATAAATTATATTGTTTATAGTTTTTGTATATGAGAATAATAAATTTAATATCTTATATCAAATAATCAAATAATCAAATAATCAAAAAATCAAATAATCAAATAATCAAATAATCAAATAATCAAATAATCAAATAATCAAAAAAATATCAAGGTGTTTATATGAGAAAATAAAAATTGATAATTTATCACCATAAACACATAATTATATATTAACATTAAAGAATATAAATGGGTGTTCCAGGCTTTTTTTCGTGGTTATTAAAAAATAAGGGAAAATTAGGAGCAAAAAATTTAATACTAAATAATTTACCTTATAAGATAGGATGGTTGATGTTAGATACAAATTGTCTACTTCATCCTTGTGTTGCAAACATATTGGAAAAATACAAAGAAGGGCAATTAAATATAGATCCAAATAAAGATTTAAGAATTCAAATTGAAAAATACATATGGGATAAAATTACTCAATGTATAGATGATATGATAGAACAAACAGCACCTGAATATATTTATATTGCTATTGATGGTGTTGCTCCAATGGGCAAAATTCTTCAACAAAGACAACGCAGATATAGATTTTTATTTGACAAGAAAATTAAATTAAATTCGACAGATACAATTGAAGAAATTAATGAAATCATATCCAAAACTATTTTAAAACCAAATGGTATTGAAGAACCAATATTACCTTTGAGTTCAATTGAATTAACTCCTGGAACGGATTATATGGAGAGAATAAATAAATTAATGATTTCGTATGTTGAGATATTAAAAAAAAGAAATATCAAATGCATTTATTCTTCTTATCATGATGAAGGTGAGGGAGAACATAAAATATTACAGTATATAAAAAATAATCTTTTTTCATCAAATATACCAATAGTCATTTATGGATTAGATGCGGATTTATTATTTTTATCATTGGGTTTGGGTTTGGGATATGATTTATATGTGATGAGAGAAAAACAAATATTTGCCAATAAAGAAGTTGATTTAGATGAAGTTCCTGAATATAATTATGTTGAGCTTAAACAATTACATATATTAATTTCAAATCTTAAAGTTAGTACGAATGATTTTATAGTATTATGTTATTTAATTGGAAATGATTTTTTACCTGGATTATTAACAACTGATGTTAAAAAAGGTGGATTGGATAAAATATTTAGGGCTTGGAATAATATTAAGGAAAAAATTGGCATCGATGATAATGTTGATTTCTGTGATAATGTTGATTTTGGTGATAATGTTGATTTCGGTAATAATGTTGATGATAATACAAAATATTTAAATAAAAATATTCAATTAAAATCGTATTTGGTTGAATATGACGAAAAAACTATGCGATTTAGAGTAAATTTGCAATTATTAAAAGGATTATTTGAGGAATTAATATGGACTGAAAAATATGTGTGGAAAAATATTAATCGGGATAAATTTTTAAATCAAGATAATTTAGAACAAGAAGAATTGTATAAATTAAATTCCCTTAAAGAAGAAGATAAAATGGAACAATTGGATAAATTTATCAAAGGACAATCTATGAATACTGATTTTTTGGAAAAAATTGAGTTTTCCAGTCCAATTGAATATTATGGTTATTATTTGGGAACATCAAATATTAATGCTGATATTGATATTGATAGAACGATTATTAAAAAAATGGTTTATGATTATATCGGTGGTATTGAATGGTGTTTGGAATATTATGTATCAAAATGTCCCAGTTGGACTTGGGGATATAATTTTATGGTTGCACCATTAATTAGGGATATCGTTAATTTCTTTCCCCAATCAAATAAACAAATTAAAATAAATTATCGTCCAAGAACATTAAATCCAGTTGAACAATTAATTTTAGCGATACCCCCACAAACATATAAATACGTTATTGAGACTGATTTGATTAATAAAATAAAATCGAATATAAATATTGGATATATGCTTCCAGAATCTTTTCAAATAGATATCAATAAGGAACATATTTTTTGGAAATGTCAAGTAAGAATTCCAATTGTAGAATATGATGAATTTGAAAATGAAATTAAAAAATTAAATATATCGAATGAGAAAAATAAAATTAGTGGAATTATTAAAAATTATTAGAAATTATTAAAAATTATCACCACCAATCAATAACAAATATATACACATATTTATATATAATATACAAATCAAAATGAAAGAAAATCAAAAAGAATTAGTAATTATACCATTAAATGCATATGATAATTTAATAACTGCACAAATTATGTATAATAACTATGCTATTGGAATTTGTCAATTCGATTCGGGAATACCGTTGCCAACTATTATAACAAGTCCAAATGTTCCACAATCTCAATTTATGCCAATGAAAGCGGGTGGAGGTGGTGGTTTTGGTGCTCCATATAATACTTATTATTCATACACATTAATATTTTCAAAAAAAGAGGAAAATGATTTGTCATTAAATGTTGCTATGGATAGTATTCAAACAAATGGTTTTTATTTATTAAATAGTGGAACAAATGCTGATAGAAGTAATTTGGGAGTACCAATTGGCACTTATAATAATATTGGAGTTTCTCCTGAAGGACATAGATATAATTTAAAATTAATAACAGATTTAACTGAATCAAAAATTTATTTAAGTAGAATTTGTTAAAATAATGTTTAATTAAGATAAATTAAATAGAATATTTAATATCATAAATTAGAAACATTAAAGTTAAAAAGAAATAAAATTATATAAGTAATAAATATAAATAAAATTATATTATCTTATGTCAAAAGTAAAGACTACAAATTCACATAATAATAAATGCGATGAAAAAAATATAATTAATAATTCCAGCACAATTCAATCAAGAATATTTAATATAAAAAATTTATTATCGAATGCCAGATTGGAACCAATAAATCCCCTTAAATCAATGGATGTTGGATTAGAAACGGAATTTTACGAAGGACCTAAAGAAAATAAAAGTATGGATACTAAAACCGTATTAGGCAAAAAAACTTTGGATTTTTATAATATTATAAATCGGTTAAATAGTAAATTAGTATATATTAAATCAGGAGCATATGGAAATACATTTAAGGGAATTGTATCTAATGATAATGACGAAGAAATTATGAGTTTTGCAGTTAAAATGGTAGCGTATCCAAAAAAAAATGGTTATGGTTCTATAAATAATATAACAAGACCAGAAAATTCTGAAATATGTATGTTAAAATTATTATCGTATTTTGTTATAAGATCGCAAACACCACATTTGGTTCTTCCTATAGTTACATTTAATACATCAATAAAACCATTTTTAACACTTCAAGATGATGAAATTGTGTCAAAAGATAATACAAAATATACAGAATTTATTTCAAATTATAATGAGGGAATATATTATGAAACTGTATCAATTGTTATATCTGAATGGGCAAATAGGGGGGATTTAAGTATGTTTTTAAAAAAACACTATCAAAAATTAAAATTAATTCATTGGCAATGTATATTTTTTCAAATAATTTCAACACTTGCAATTATACAAACAAAATATCCAACATTTAGACATAATGATTTTAAAGCAAATAATATTTTAATATCAAAAGTTGATGCGTGTAATAAATTACTAATTTATAAAGTATCAAATAAAGAGTATATATTACCTGCAATTGGATATAATACGTATTTATGGGATTTTGATTTTGCTTGTATTCCTGGTATTGTTGATAATTCAAAAGTATACCAAGAATGGACTAATAAAATTAATATTAAACCAATTAAAAATAGGTATTATGACATTCATTATTTTTTTTGCACATTAATTTATAAGGGGTTTTTACCAGAATTAATTGAAGATCCTATAGTTCCAATAGAAGTAAAAAAATTTATAGAATGGATTGTTCCATCTGAATATAGACCAGGACATCCGTCAAATAAAGTAAATAAAAGATGTAGATTACAAGTTGATGATGAATTATATAAACCAATTGATATCTTGGATAATGATTTTTTTTCTCCTTTTTTGAATTATTCAAAGAAATAGCACCTAAATAACAATAAATAATCTCATATAGAATTATTTATTTAAGATAAACTTTTTTGTAATATATTTATATATATCGTATATGAGTATAAATTATAATAAAATAAAAGATTTAGTTTCACTATTATATAAATATGTTTATGAACATGATAATACCATATTATCTAATTATAATTATGAAAAACCCGATTGGACTAATATAAAAATAGATAATTTAATTGGTAAAAATTTTGATTATCAAACTATACTCAATTCTAATTATGATTCAAAAGAAAATTTTAAGATTATGAATATCATCGGTGATAATAAATGCAAAAAAATTATAATAAAAAAATATTTTAAGGAATTTCCATTAACGATTATAATTCAAAAATATTTATCGAATAATGAACCTATTAATATTAATGATATTACATATGAATTATTCATAAATCAAATAATTAGTGAATTTGCGGTTCAAGATAATATTCCATTTTTTTTATTAAATATATGTAATTTTAATTTAACTTTATCAAAAATATCAAATTATCCTGAATTTCATAATTTATTAACAAAAGAATATAATTTATTAGACTCAAATGATTCTGAATCCATTTTTTGCTTTAGTATTTATGAACATTATCATTCTTACATAACATTTAAAGAATTATTACAAGATGAATTAACAACTGATGATATTAAAATGATATTATTCCAATTATTTTATATTTATGCATATTTAATCACAAAATTAGATAGTTTTTATCACGGTGAATATACAATTGATTCCTTTTTAATTATAAAAAATACTGATAATTCAAAAAAAAATATTAAATTGAGTTTAGGAGATACATTTTTCGAATTAAAAAATGTAAAATATATATGTAAATTATTTAACTATAGAAAATCTCAGATAGGTGGTTTTAAAAATTATTCTGAAAAAGATATAGTTATTAATAATCCGACTTATGCAATGTATACTATATTAAAAAGTTTATATAGTATTGCATCATATTCTAATAAAAAAAATTTTGATAAAATAAAAATTGCTATAAGTAATTTTATTCCAAACGATATATTGGAAAAAAATACATTAGATGAAAATAATTTTTACAACACATATACTGATACAATTATTCCTGCTCAAATTTTATTAAAAAATAATTTCTTTGGTATTTTTATAAATATGAATTTTAAATATAACACTTCTAAAAAATCCAATGAAAAAAATAATATTGAAAATAAAAAAAATATAGACATATTAAATATGAAATCTATGAAATCCGATACTATTGAATCTGAAATGGAAGGAACTATTGGATATAGAAAAATAAATTCAAATGTTTTGGAAGGTGGAGCCAAAAAACCATCTAAAAAATCCTCAAAAAAATCAAAATCCACTAAAACTAAATCAAAAACTAACAAATCTTCTAAACTTAAAAAATACAAAAAACAAAGTCGTCAAGAAGTTTTATCAAGCAGTGATGGTGATAGTGAAGATAAAAATGAATATGAAGATGTTGATAATGTTGATTCTTATACTGATGATGCTGAAGAAACCGAAAAATTAGAATTGGAAACTGAAACCGAAAATGAAATATCCGATGAACCAGTTAAAAAAAACGATAATATCAGTATTCAAGAAGAAGAAGAAAATATTACTCTTAATACAGAAGGTGATGATGATAATGATAAAGTGCCATTGGATTCAGAAGAAATGGGTGCTAATTATAAAAAAATTATTAAGAATTTAATGAGAGAAAATAAAAAATTAAAAAATAAACAATCAAAATCTTCCAAAACTTCTAAATCAAAATCCAAATCCAAATCTTCTAAAGATGATTCTTCATCATTTAATTTAGATTTGGATGATTTAGATGGCAATGAAAACGGCAAATTATTCCAAAATCCAAATCAAAACCAAAACCAAAATCAAATGGAAGGAACAAATGGATTAGGTGGATTGGGTGGAATTGGCTCGATTCCAAATATTTCCAACCTAATGGGAACAAATCAAAATATGTCAAATGCTATGCTCCCAGATCCCAGTTTTTCATCTTTTGCAAATAACGGTGTTGCAAAGATGAAACAAGGCACTAATAATAATTTTAATCAAATTTTTTCAAATATAAAAGAAGGACAAATGATTCAAGTTTTACCAGAAATGCAAGGATTATTCGACTATAATCAAATAATAAATATGCCACATAAAGAGTTCTCATCTGAGGTTGGAGGTGATATGGGTGGATTTATGAATAATGGAGGACCTAAAATTATGGATCAAGGATTATTAAATCAAAATATGGGTATGGGAATGGGTGGAATGGGAATGGGTGGAATGGGAATGGGTGGTATGGGAATGGGTGGTATGAAAAAACAATTACCACTTATTAGTGATCCAAATTTAGCTAGTATGGCTGGAATAAATCAATATGGAAATTTAATGAATAATTCACTTGGCAGTGCAATTTCTGGGGAATTTGGAACTGGTTCTACGAATGATTCTGTTCCTACTAATAATTCTGGTTCTGGTGATGGTGATAATAAACAATCCGCTTTATCAAATCAAAATATTCTTGAGGGTGGTTTTGGTTTTGATGCAAATAATTCCAAAAATTTAGCACCATATAGAAATGTTGTAAAATTAAGACAAGGAACTATGAAAGGTTTTGATTTAAATAATATACATGGTGGGGGTATAATTGAAGTTCCACCAGAAATGCAACATTATTTTGATTTTGAAAAATTAGTCCAAGAACAAGCAAAACAAAATCAAAATAATCTTCAGGAAAATGAAAAAAAAAAAAAGTTTTTTTTTTTAACAAAAAAATAAACACTCCGAATCCCAATAATCCCAATAATCCCAATAATCCCAATAATCCCAATAATCTAAATGATATGAATGGTGGAAGAGGTAAAGTAATACCTGAACACATTGAACCAATTAATAGTCCTTACCATACTACAAGTGCTAAACAAATTTATGCACAAAAAAAGTCGACATTTCCAGAACCTTATATTAAAGGTGGTCCAAGTTCAAACCCCGAAAATACCCAAGACCAATCTAATTCTCTGGGTCATGGTCAGGGTCAAAACCAAACAAATCCACTTTTTAACAAATCAAATAATACTCAACCCATAATTGATTTGCAAATTTATCCAGATGCAACAAAAAAACCAAATCCACTTGCGGATAAACAACAAGCAATGATGCCATTACAACCTTTTGCTCTTTCATCTCCTTTTATGCCACCACAATTCCAATCCTATTTCAATAATTTTATGAAAAGTTTTTATACACCTTTTATTTATAAAGATTATCATATTAATTTAGGTGGACCATCTGGCGATCATAGTAGGGCAACAATGATATATGAAGATGCTCTTCCTCCAGCCGATATTTATTCGTCTTATAAAACCTTAAGAGAAAGAAATTCTTTGTGTGAATATGTAAGGGGAACATTTATTAAATCTGATGACGGTGAATTGGTTGATTTCAAGGGTGGTCCAAGTAGTTTAAATTCAAGATTAAAACTAATTCAATTAAATCCATATAATACAAATATTTATTCATCAAATCCATACAGGGGATTGCCAAACGATCAAAGTTTTTTAATATATAAATCTTGTTATCCAATAGTTTATGATAAAGCAAGTAGTTTGGCTCAATGTAATAAGACATCAACTGGAATGAATGTAAGAGCTTATAAATTAACAGTTAGGGAATTCATTGTAAAATATTTTAATTCGATGACAAAAATGGAAGGATTAAAGTTTGGTAAAGACATGCAATATATTATAGATACAATGAAATCAGAACTTGGAACAAAAACAAAAACATCAGAACTTGATTCAGAATTAGCACCATATAAATTTGACGTTTGGAGAGATGAAATATATTATACTTGGATTAGAAATAAAATTAATCAACAAAATATTTGCCCAAATTTTGTTTCATCATATTGTTATTTTATTAATAAAGAAGCAAATATCAGTTTTGCTAAAAACGGTATGTTATTAAATGAATTAAAAGATAAATCAGTTTCGGAACTTTTATCAAAAGAATTTACAAATGCCATTATGTTATTATTAACAGAATCTCCAAATCAAAATATATATCAATGGGGTTCCAATTCATATGTAAAAGAAAGAGGAATACATAAAATGGTTCATTCTGGTTTTAAACCAGATTTACATTGGAAAAGTGTCATTGCACAAATATTAATTGTATTTTATGTAATGAATAAATATTGTTTCACTATAAGAGAGATGAAAATTCAAACTAATTTTTATATAAAAGATTTAAATATTTATGGAGATATAAAACAATTTTGGCAATATACAATTGGAAATATTGATTATTACATTCCAAATTTTGGTCATCTTGTTATGTTTGACCATAATTATAAGGAATTAACTACAAATAAGGGCAAAAATAGAATTATAATGAAAGATGAATTTGGTGATAATGAGGAAGAAATAAAATCGACAATTATTTCAAATGCTATAGAATGTTTAAATGCTAATAATTTTGGTTCAGTTTTCTCTATTGATGGAGGTGTTGGATTATCCGAAAATACCGGTAATTTATTAAATAAAATTGAAAAACAATTAAAAGATTTAAAAGAAAAGTTAGAAAAAAATGAAATTGGTCAAGACGAATTTTGGGATATTATTATTCGTGAATTTATGGTTGATATGGGATATATTCATAATAGAGTTGGAACTCCTTTAAGAGATTTAGAATATCCATACATAAGAAAAAATGACATAAGACCAAGACCATATAAAATTGGTGAATTGGTTGTTTTTGAGGAAAAATTCGAAACATATAAAATTTTACTTTTTGTAAAAAATACCGACGCATCAACTTGCGAATGTATTGGAAAAAATCCAATAACTAATCAATATGAAACTAAAAGTATTTCCAAAGATTTATTATATCACTTTTCTGAATTAGAAACAATTAAACAAGATGCCAAATTGGGAGAACCAGTTATTGGTTATGAACATATTTTAGAAAGATACATAATATAATATTTTTTTTCTAATATATTTTATATAAACATAAATATATAAAATATGAATTATAGTTTTATAGATAAATATAAGGCGTCAGATTTTGTTCCTAAATCAAGTTCCAATTTATATAATGAAGTTGAAGCATCTAATTCCAACTCATACAAACCAACCAACTATTATTGGTCAGATTATTCACAATCTACAAATAATTGGGCTACTGAAAACTCTATTCAAAAAAGTTTACTCAAGGGTTTATATCAACCCACCCCACTTGGAGAATTATTCTTTTCTCAAGAAAATATTAATCGAATACAAAAAATGATTAAATATGAAGTATTCGTCCGAACAAATGGTAAATATAAATTGGAAATCGAACAAAATGAATCTGATTTATTAGTTGTTATGAGAGATATTTATATTAGTTGTGCAAAAAATCAACCATATAAGGTCGTCCATCAAGTTAAAGAACTTAACCATAAAACAATCGAAAAAATTTTACCAGATATGATTTCTATGATTAAACAAGATGATGAATATATTAAACAATTAGATAAACCAATTGATCCAATTCCCCTTCCAGTATGTGTAAATAGTAAAGGTAGATTAACTTTACCATCTGTGACATCAACATTTTTTTATAAGTAAAATAAGTAAAATAAGTAAAATAAGTAAAATAAGTAAAAATGAAAATTTTATAAAATTATTAATTAATTCTATAAAGTGTTTAATAAATTATTATGTTAAATTTAACTTAACCCAAAATGTTCATAATATCAGTAGTTTTATCGCAAGTATTATAAATGAATAAAGTACCTTTTGTTTTAGTTTGTTTCATAAATTGAATCTCATCCAAATCATCCAATGCCAAAACAGTTTTACCACTTGATTCCAAATTTAAAGGATTATATTTCCAAGCAAATGGATCAGAGTCTTGTAGGTGTGATGGATTTTTAATAAGAGCAGCACAACTTACGATAATTTCGTTATTTTGCTTTCCAAGACAACTATTGTCTTTATCACAGTCTCTTACAATATCTCTGGTTTCAACAGTTACAACAGATTTAAGTTTGAAATTTTGATGTTCTCCTGAAGATTCTTTTGGAATTTCTAAATCAAGAGGTACATTTATTACAGTTCCCAACAATCTTTCAAATTGATTCATTGTAATTGGAAGATATGAAATTGTGTAAGGATTAGTTAATCTTGCAGTGTTGAAAGATTGGTATCTTCTATGAACATAGAAAATCAACAATTCTCTTGAATACAAAATTTGTTGTGTTTTAACAGTTAATTGTCTGTGATGAATATACAATTGATCTTGTTGCAATGCTTCTGTCAAATCAATTTCTTTGGTTGTTTGACCAAGAGTTGATGGAATTCTCATAGTAATCATAGGAAGAGTTGTAATATGAGATGTTGAAACAGATGAAATATGAGAAGTTATTGGGGTAATACCATAAACAGGCATAGTCATAACAATAACAGGTCTAATGGAAAAGGCAGCAAGTAATTTTCTCATAATAGTTCCTTCATCTTTAACATAGGCAAGATCAGCAGCATCAAAAACACTTGCTCTGCAGTTATCAATAGCCATAATAAAAGAACTTAAATCATTTGTATAGTATTTTCCTTGTCTGAGGTTAAGAACGGCTTCCCATAATTTTGTTTGAACATTGCATCTATTAACAAGATCAGCAAATGGTTTGGTTTTGTTGACACAAGCAGTTTCAGCTGGGTCAGTAGCAATATCCCAATACAATTCATATTCTGGTTGAGTTTGAAGTTCTTGACCATTTGATTTTTGAGCTACGATTTTAGCAATACTTGCCATCAACATATGTTGATCTAATAATTGAAATTTTGGAATAAATAGGGCTGCAACAACTGGATGAATAAATGAAAAAATATTAATTTTAGTTTTTTCAAAATCCCTTTGAATTGCTACTTGTTCGCAGTCTTTATAAATTAAACTTTGCAAAGTTACTTGATCGTGTAATTCTTTTGTGGCACTGGCAATAGTTACAATCATTTGAAGTTGATCTAATTCATCTTTCTTAACGTGTAATCTACCATTTAAATTGTAAGAAGCAGGAACAAAACCTAATGCTTTTGACATTTCATTGTAGTTAGCATCAAATGCTTCAGGATTAGAAAAATTAGATTTAGTTAAGAAAATTAAATTAATAATTGCGTTGGCTTCAGAATCATCAAAATTGTATTTCTTTTTGTAATCGGCAATTTTTTCAATGTATTCTTTCATTGATAAATTGGGATATTTAGCAACTAATCTTTCTTTAATTTTTTCAGCCAATTTTCTAACTCTTTTCATTTTCTCATTGAATTTTTTCATAATACTGTCAACAATTTCTTCATCTTTGTATTTGCTCTTTAATTCTTCTAAGAGTGAATAAGTTGTTCTTGGTTTATCAGCGTGTTTTTTTATCAAAGATTGAACTTCTTTATCAATATCATCACCTCTGTTTGATGATTTGTTTAATGATGTATTTGAATTAGACATAATGTATTATATATAATTAAATATATATATTTTTTTTTTAAAATTTAATTATATATTTTTTAAAAATTTTTAATTAAATTATATTTTTTTTTTAATTCCAGTTTTTGATTTTAATTTATTAATTTTTATTACATTCAAATAATTCTGATTTGATGATGATTTCTTATCTTCGTTTATTTTATTCATTATTTCACCCATATAAATAAATTCATCTATAGATTTATTACGAATGTTTTTATAATAATTTTTATTTAGTGAATTATTTGTTTTTGTTATATTTTTTTTATTCATTTTTTTAACAGATGTTCTATTTAAATCAGCTGCAAATTCCAATTTTGAATATTTTACTCCATTTGAATATTTATTTATTAAATATGATGGAATACAACAACTTATTATTCCGTGTAATTCCAATAAATCCCAATTTTGCTCTCCATATATATAATTTTCAAATATATCACCTATTGATAAATTATTTAATATTTTAGAATAGGAATCTTTTTTTATAAATTTATGGTAATTTTCAAATATCATTAATGGCATTAAAACTTTCTCTGTCTCATATAAATCCAAACATGAATTTATCCCCTTATAATTTGTCAAAATTTTATTTGTCGCTTTATACAAGTCAAAATCCAAATCTTTATCTTTCATTATATCCATAAATGAATTCAATAATTCCAAACTTATTGTTTTTGAACCATAATTGATTTTTAACTCATCTAATTGTATTAATATTTTTCTCATATCATTTTGACAATATTCAACAAATCGATTTATCACAGTATTACCTATAGATATTTTTTCTTGTTCGCATATATTTGTTACCCAATTTGTTATCTCTTTTTGCAATGGCGAAAAAATTTTAATTTCATTTGAGATTTTTTTTGCTTCACTTAATTGTTTATTATGTTGGTTATTTGTTATTATTATTATTGGCATCCAGCGTTTAAAATTATTTTCTTTTATTATATTAAATACACCGTTTTTATCGTTTAATGTAATTACTGATTCTAATTCATCTATCAATAATATTGGCTTTTTCTCTCCCTCCGTTTTATAATTCATTTCGAATTTTGACATTAATTCCCCGTCTATTTTATCCTTCAAATCCAACATATTTAAATTTATCACTTCATATCCATACTCATTCAATATTATGGATATTATTAACGATTTTCCACAACCATGAGAACCACTTACCAATAAATTTCCTTTTCTTGTGCTATATTCTTGTTCCTTCTCCGAAATATTTATTAGTTTTTTTTTCCGTCCTTTTGAGGATTTTTTCAATAAACCATTAGATTTTAAAAAATTTTTAACGTCTTCATATGTTTCTAACCAATCCTTTATATACTTTATTGATTCATTATTACCTATTATGTCTTTTAAATTTGTAGGTTTATATTTGATTTGAATTTGGTTTGACATTATATTACTATATTTGTTTATCTTATATATATAAAATAAATCAATATTTTTAAATACATTTAATTATTTGGAATATTTCATCATTTTTTAATCAAATTTTACTAATAGACAAATTCATATAAATTTATTCAAATACACAAATTGTATTTTATTCATTATCATCATATATCACTATATTATTAATAATGTTATTTTTTTCAAAATCCACTGCTAAATTATCATTTTTATAAGTAAGTTTAGAATATTCATCCGGAATAATATCATCATTTGTATTTTCAAATTCATTGTCTATTTCATTCATTATATCATCAAAAATATTATCGTCTGTTGTTGTCAATAAATTATTATTATTAATAAATAAGTTATTCATTGATTTCAAATTATCAATTATTTCCGTTTTATTCAATTTATTTGAAACAATATCTTTTATTATATTTATTGTGCTATCATTTAAACATAATGATATTATATTGTTTTTTGAATTAAATGAAACATTATGTTTAATTAAAAAATTTGTTTCGATATTTGTTAAATCAGATAACATTCTTTGATTATATGGAATTATTTTTTTTTCAGATAAATGTATCCCATTTATACATCTATATATCGTGTTATTATCATCAGTAACTTCCATTAACATATTATAACATTTTCCATACATTAAATCATTATAACATATTTTATTCTCCCTTAAACATACTCCAAATTTACAATTGTATCCACCAGGACATTTTTTACCTATGCAATTTTTACATTCTTTTGTTAATATTATTAATTCATCTAATAGAGCTTTATCTTCATTTAAATTTATTTCAGACAAATCATCCCATTTATATAACATATTATGTATGTATAAACGCATTGGTTCTTTTATTTGTTCTTCTAATGTATGGGCAAACATACATTTATTTTTATATACGCATTTACAATTATTAACTATATTATAACATAATAATTTTTTAAAATTATGTTTATTATCCATTTGTTATATTATATAATAATTTTTTTATATTATTATATTATTATATTGATATGAATACTAATTTAAAAGAAATTTCAAATTTTATCAAAAAAAATAATTCATATTCCGATTTTAATTTAGTAGATAATTTTTTATTAAATCTTAATTTTACAAAAATTAATTTTAATAAAAAACTAACTGGTGGTACTACACAACAACCACAACAAATAGAACAAATCGGACAAATCAAACGAATCGAACAAATCGAACAAATCGAACAAATCAAACAAATCGAACAAATCGAACAAATATCCAATGAAAATTTAAAAGTTCCTCCCCATGCAATAGAACAAAACGAAACATATACCATTAAACAAGGAGTTATATTATATCACGCAACAACCAATAAAAAAGGTTTTAATACGACACAGCTAAATTTAGGTCAAGATAAGTTAATTAATTTTTTTACACCAAATTTTAGATTAGCATCAGATAAAATCGAAGGTTGTTCAGTTGATAAACAAAATGGTTTTATACACGTTTTTAGGGTTATTAAGGATATACCAAATATCTACGTTAGATTACCATATGATATTGCGAATGATATTAGTTCAGGAACATTGGCAGATGAATTTTGCTTAAATCAAAAATATTCAGGTGTTGGATTTTTTTATCCAAAAAATAATATTGAGTTGTTTTCAAATAATTTATCCCAATTTCAAACACAGTATCAGGAACCATATCAAAATAATGCACAGTATCAAAATCAGGTCCAACTATCAACACTTGATGATCAAAATCAATATTATTCAGAATTTGGATTATGTAATCCCAAACCACATTTAGAATACTTATATTCGCAAAAATGCCAAAGTTTAAGAAAATTATCAAATCCATATAGATTTGATTAAATAATTAAACACATAAATATATCGGTTTTTAAATTTTATTTTATTTTTAATTTTATATAAATGAATTGGAAACAAAATAAAACTATTTTTAATAACATAATTAGTAAAAAATACACTATAATTAAGGATAATAATACTAATGATATACTGTATATAAAATGGGATAGATTTGAAATGAAATGCAAATATTTTTTGGCATTTACAGTAGATAAATACAATAATATAATTTGGTCTTGTGATAATCCATTTATAGACCAAAAAACAAAATACTTTAGTTTAAATATTAAAAATTATTTTTATAATGAAAATATATTCACATCCCAAATATTAAATAACCTAAAAAAATTAATGCATAATGGAATGAGTTTTTTTTATGAAAATGATAAAATTAATTTAATGTGGTGTTTAGTTGGTGATTATAAAAAATACAAACAATTTTACATTATAACAGAGATAATATATTTATAAAAGTTTTTTCTCCTATAATATAAAACAATACTGATATTATGAATAATACAGATATTACGAATATTACTGATAATACTGATAATACTGATAATACTGATAATACTGATAATACTGATAATACTGATAATACTGATAATACTGATAATATAAATGATAAAGATGCCAATAAATATATTTATACAAATTCGAACATAATTGATAAACTTGTAAAATCCATTATAAATAAATCAAATAAAAAAACGAAAAAACAAATTTGTAGTTTTTGTAAAATGAAATTTGATTTTGATTACGTTTATAAAAAAAAAAATTTAATAATTAAAATTTCCGAATTGGATATTCATCTTTTACACTCACATAAGATGATTAAAACCTTATTATATAAAAAAATATCAAATACAAAAATAGACAATTGTTTAATTGAATGGTGTCTTATGACAACAAATCAATTAAATATATTAGACGGATTATATGAAGTCGGTTCAAATCAAATATATACAGAAAAAAATAAAAATATTTCGCAATCAAAAATCACAAGATTTTCAGAACATTCAGGTTTTATTTATTTTGAAAACAATAAAGTTTCAAATATTAATATTGTTTCAAATTCAAGAATAGAACAATCTGACCCAACGATTTTTTTACCAAAGAATTGTTTAGAGGCTTTAGAAGTAAATTATATATTTCATACACACCCTAAAACCCCTTATATTGGTTCAAGAATAAAAAGCGGTCTTGTATATGAATTTCCATCTATTTCCGATATAATACATTTTATTGAACACCATAATAACGGAAAATTATTGGGTTCAATAGTTGTAGCACCTGAAGGACTATATATCATTAGAAAAAATAATTTTAACAGAAAAAATATATCAGTTGATTACGATATAATGATTGACGAATTGGAAGAAATATTTTTGGAATGTTATAATGATTCCTATGTAAAATATTCTTTTATTAATTATCAAAAACATATTGTAAATCAAGAAATTAAGTTACCAACAAATTTTTTTTATGAAAAAATATCAAAAAACTATGATTATATAGATAGGATTAATAAAATTTTGGTTAAATACGATATCTATATTGATTATTATGCCAGAATATATTTTAATAAAACAAATTATATAACTAACAGATGGATTTTTGATGATATTTATTTGCCATTTATTAACTGAAAATACAAGACTCAAAATTATGGATTTTAATAATAATTTTTAATATTTACTAAATATATTAAAAATAACTAATGAAGACAAATAAATTAATTTTTATTTTTGTATTAATACTTATATTTATATTTTTTTCTATAAACACACCAATGGATGAAAATTTTTCAGGGATTAAAACAAATAAATATAAAGTAATTTTAATTAATCACAAAAATTACCAAATCGTTTTAATTTCAAATGAAAATAACGTTCAAAATAAAATTTATAAAATATATAAGAATTAATTTTTATTATTTTTTATAATTGAAGTAAAAATTTTATATCACTAATATATATTATAATGCATAAAATAACTCTGATTATTGTTTTAATTGTCATCCTTATAGTTTTAGCTTTGTTTTTTGACAAAAAATATGCTAATGTATTAACTATTTCTAATGTATCTACTGAATTCGCCGAATCCAATATTACCAATGAATCCATTAACAAAGAAGGTTTTAGAGTAAATTCTCAAAATTGGGTTGATAATAATGCGTTTGAAGTTGCTGATAGAATGGATTATGGAAAAAATGATGATATTAAAGGTATGTATAAATCAGGTCCTTCTAATCCAATGGGTCCATCTCAAGATGGTGGAGTTAACCAAAATTCACCACAAGATGTTTTTGATAATAGAGGTTTTAAATGGTCTGCTAATGCTACAGATCCACAAATTGATGAATTCACCAAGGCTGTTGATGATTCACAACTCCGAAATAAATTAGAACGTATGTATATGTTAGATCCGGATGGCTCTGTTGCTAAATATGATATTACCTACAATAAAATTAGTCCAAATTGTTGTCCCGCTCAATATGCTCCACCATTTAAATTAACCGATAAAGATGCATCCAATTGCGATTTTGCCCAAAAATATGTAGCAAATCAATATTCTGGTATGAATTTTAATGATGGATATGGCTGTGCTTGTGTCACCCCAAAACAAGCAGATTTTTATGGTTCAAGAGGTGGTAATACCGATTAAAATAAATTAAAAAATACATAATGTATTTATTTTTACTCTCATTAAATCAAAACAAATCAAATCAAAACAAATCAAAACAATTTAATTTAAATAATTAATTATTTAAATTATTAGAAGAAAAATAATGGTTGGAGGTGGATTATTACAATTAGTTGCTTTTGGTGCTCAAGATGTATATTTAGGCGGAAATTTATTTCGAATTTATTATAAAGGAATTTCAATTAATGATGTTATTACAGATTTTACTATATATGATGTTAAATTTGTAAAAATTATAAAAAATCCAATATGTAAATTTAACATATTTGATAATAACTTGAAGTATATTGATTGTGAAAAATTAAATTTAACAAAATTACCAAAATTCAAATTGTTTGATAGTTTTAACAAAATGACATATTTTAATTGTGCAAATAATAATTTGAAAAATATTAAAAAACTTATGTATAATAGCAATTTAATTTGGTTAAATTGTTCTTATAATCAAATAAAGTCAATACCGAAAAAAATATATTCATTGGAATATTTTGATTTTTCCAAAAATAAAGTTGCAGATAATATTGATTTTACATCTTATCCAAATTTAAAATATCTATTATGTTCAAGTAATTATATCAAAACGATATCTAATTTGCCAAATGAATTAATCTATTTGGATATGTCAAATAATCCATTAGTAAAATTGCCAAATTTACCGAAAAAGTTAAAATATTTATTGGTAAAAAAAATTTCCATTAATTTTATTGATTTTGCAGATTTGGTAAATTTGGAATATTTGGAATATTTAGATATGTCTCTAAATGATTTATCACATTCAAATTTATCAAATTTATCAAATCTGCCAAATAATTTGATTTATTTGAATTGTTCTCAATGTGAAATAGAAAAATTAGATAATCTTCCATTTACATTAAAAAAATTAATCTGCATAAATAATAAAATATCTAATTTGGATTTGATTCCAGAAAAATTGGAATATTTAGATTGTTCCCATAATTTCATTAAAGAATTAGATAATTTACCTAATAGTCTTATTGAGTTGGATTGCTCAAATAATTTAATTGGACAATTGGATAATTTACCACAAAAAATAATCAAATTAAATTGCTCTAATAATAATATAGTATTATTTTCAAATTTACCTAAAAAAATAAGTTCAATTAAATCTGATAATAATATTATATATTCAAAAAAATAAAATACCCAAGGCTCTAAATACTACTATCAATGTTATATCCCAAATACAGTAATCTTGGTTCAGTTGTTTCAACAAGTTCGCCATTTTTTTTTATACCCCAATAATGAACTCTCCAAAACCCATCTTCAGATAATGCGTATCCACCATAAATATTACATATATGTTTATTTTTCAGTAAATATTCACAATTTGCCCAACAATACGATTGTTTAAGCGGAAAAGTTGTAAATGGAGTTTTAATCAATTCAATATCCATATTATTAAAATTATTATCGATATTCGTATCAACATTTATACAATTATTATCAGATAATTTTATATTTTTACCAGATAACTTTTTAGAACAAAATAATTTTATTTTTGATAAATTTTTTGAATTAAAATTAATCTCATCAGAAGGCATTGATACAATATGAGTATTTAAAACAATTTCATTTAATAAATCATTTATTTTTCCATGTAAATCTGGATTATACCAGGGTCTTGATGTAATAAATGATATCCTATCTATAGGCGGAATTGAATGTTCTATGTTAATCATTGATTTTCGTTGATTTTCGTTAGTATTCGTTAGTATTCGTTAGTATTCGTTAGTATTAGTAAGTATTATAATTGCTATTTATATATAATTCCATTGAACACTTATATATTTCAATTTTTTTTATGTGTTTAATCTTAATCACTAATATTAGTAATAGTATCTCTTAAATGTTCTTTTTCTTCTAAATTTTCATTTGAATTTTCAAGTTGTAATCCTTTATAGATTAAATAACCAAATGGAATAATAAGAATTATAACAATAATATCTGCCATATTTTATATATGATTTATAATTCTTATATATATTTTTCATTTTTTTCCTTACATACTAAAAAAAATTGAAAAAAAAATTTTATGAACTGAACAATAATTAAGATTATATATGATAAATAACACTAATAACACTAATAACAAAATGAGTAATATTAATATGAACGAAAATCAAGATATTATTGAATCTAATTGGTTTGAAAAAATATCTTGTTTTGATGATTTAAATTTAAAAGAAGATTTATTAAGAGGAATATTTGCTTATGGATTTGAAAAACCCTCTGAAATTCAACAACAAGCAATTAAACCAATTATTATGGGAAGAGATGTAATTGGTCAAGCCCGTTCTGGCACTGGTAAAACAGGAACATTTGGAATTGGAGTATTAAATCAAATTGATACATCAATAAATGTTCCTCAAGGATTAATTCTTGCACCAACCCGAGAATTAGTTGAACAAATTACTAATGTAATTAGTCAAATTGGAACATTTATTAATGTTAAGGTTGGTGGTTTTATTGGGGGGAAATCAACAAGAGATGACATTATTAAACTTAAAAATGGTATTCATGTTGCTGTTGGAACTCCTGGAAGAATTTATGATATGATTGAAAAAAAATATTTAAATGTTGATAATATGAAAATATTTGTGATGGATGAAGCAGATGAAATGTTATCCAAGGGATTTATTGAACAAGTTCAAAAAATTTTTGTTGAACTTGATGAAAACGTCCAAGTTGCTTTATTTTCCGCTACACTTACTGAAGAAATCAAAAAAATAATTAACCTATTAATGAAAAATCCTATTAGAATATTCATTCCTCTTAATGAACAGACACTTGATGGTATTCCACAATATTATGTTAAATTAGAAGATTGTGAAAAATTAGAAGATTGTGAAAAAATCGAAGTTATTAAGGATTTATATTCAAGTTTAAGTATTGGAAATACTATCATATTTTGTAATAGTATTAAAAATGTTGATATGGTAGCCAGTAAATTAATTGCTAATGATTATGGAGTTAGTACCCTTCATGGACATATGTCTCAAATTGAAAGAGAAGAAAAACTTAAACAATTAAGAGTTGGTGCTACAAGAATATTAGTCACAACCGATATTTTAGCAAGAGGAATTGATATTCAACAATTATCAATGGTTGTTAATTATGATTTACCTTATGAACCCGAAACATATATTCATAGAATTGGTAGATGTGGAAGATTTGGAAGAAAAGGTATTGCTATCAATCTTGCCAATTCAAGAGATTACGATAAAATTGGATATATTGAAACACATTATGAAACAAAAATTGCAGAACTTCCGAATGATTTAAATCTTTTACTTTAAAATTAAAATAAAAGATTTAAAACAACAATAATATTATAAATTAAAGTATAAATGCCTGGTGCATTAATGAGTTTAATAGCAGGTGGAAATATTGATTGTAGGAGGGATAAATTTAGTATTTTAAATTTAATTAAAAATATCGATAAAGACGAACTTTTTAATTTAAGTGAAAAAAACATTTTTTCTAATCCTATGATAATTATTTACTTTTATTCAATTAAATTTGCAATTGATTTAGAACAGTGTTTTTTAGAAAAATTAAATTTTTATCTAAATAATGAAAATAGTTTTTTCTCTTGTGCTAATATGCAAATTGCCAAAATTAACTTGAATAAAAATTACTTAATTAAAATCGATTGTTCTTATAATCGAATTAAAAATATCGGCAAATTATCACAAGAATTAAAATGGCTTAATTGTTCGAATAATTGTTTGGAAAAAATAAATATTAAATCAAATAAATTAATTTATCTGGATTGTTCATATAATCGAATTAAAAAATTAGACAACTTGCCGACATCATTAAAATATCTTATATCTAATAATAATTGTATTAGTAATTTGGATTATTTACCAGAATCTTTGGAATATTTAGATTGTTCTTGTAATTACGAAAATTCATTTTCAGATTATGCAATGACAGATTTATGTAGTCTCGATAACTTGCCAAATGGTTTAATTTATTTAATTTCAATGTGTAATAGAATCAATCAATATAATAATTTGCCAAAATCATTAAAAATAGCTTGTTTATATTGTAATAAGAAGTTAGATGAATTAAAAAATATACCAATTCATATGGAAATCATTGATTTATATTGGAATTGTCTTACACAAGATAAAATTAGTGATTTAAAAAATTCATATGCAAAAATTAAATTTATTATAAGTGATGATGATAATTTGTTATTGTATAAAGATAAAATTTAATTTATAAAAATATGTTTAAATTTAAATAAATAAATATTTTTATATTTTATATAAAAACAAATATTATGGATTTTAGATATTTAGTTGAGGCAAAAAATGAATTTAATGATTTTTTATGTGGAATACTTACACCACATCTATATCACGGGATTAAAGGTATGTTAAAATATTCCGAAAATGTTTTCAATCAAATTGAATTAAAAAAAAGAAAAGGGGCAAAAATTGTTAATCCTGGTATTATTAGTATTTTCAAAAGAACATTAGAAGGTATTTCAAATTTAAATAATCACGAAATTGAAGAGGAATATTTAAGAATTAAAAATTCTTCCGGATGTGTTGATTGGTTTGATAATATGGTTCGAGCAGCTTTTAAATCATATGTATTGTTTTTAACTTGGGACCCAAAAACATCAAATTCAAAATATTCCGATAATTCAATATATGATTCAATTGTGATTAAGGATTTTATTCATAAATGTTATGTTATTTCTTGTAATTATTTTAGAGATAATCCAGAATTATTTATTTCAAAAGATTCAAAAAAAGAAATTTTCAGCATACTTAAAATGTGTATTGAAATGAGTATTAAAAAATCCCTTCCATATAATCAGATTATTAATGAATACCTTAATGTTGAATTTGATAAGGTTGATAATGTTAATTCTAAAGAAATTGAAAATATTAAATCTATGGTTTTTAATGTGATGAATCAAAAAAAATATGGAACAAGACCTGAAATTAATAATTTAATTATGGAAGAAACCGGTGATGATGATTATGTTAATTTGGAAGATCCTGAATACAAAAAAACACAATTGGAAAATTTTATTAATCAAGAAAAAATAAAACAACAAAATGAATTTTATGGAGGGTCTAATGGGAATAATGCGGTAAAAGATACTAATACTGATAATGCAAATTATGATGAATCATTAAGTTCTATAACTAACTCAAAATCCCAAAAACATTCTGCACATTCAGCACATTCAGCACATTCAAAACATTCAAAAGCGGATAATTCCGATAATTCCGTTAATTCACAAGAACAAATAGATTCATCAACATCAGAAAACACAACTAATAATGTATCCGGAACTACTGTTGATGTATCCACTACTTTATTATCAAGAGCAAGTGCTAAAAGTAGAGAAATTGATAATATAATTGGAAGTTCTGGTGTTGTTGATAATTCAAACGATACTAAATCAACGATTGAACAAACAAATAGTAAAACGAGTAGTATTGTTGAAATACTTACATCACCACCAGCAATTAGACAAAAAAAAGACGATAGACTTAACGATTTATTCGAATTAAGTAAAAAAGTTGCAAATAAACAAAAAAAAAATATTAAAGTGACCAGAAGTAAAAATAATATAGTATCGGAAAAATTTGATAGCGTTGAGAGTTATTTTCAAAATATGATAAATTAAATATATAAATTGTTAAAATATATTATATAGTTAATGCTTTTTACATCCAACAAAAAAATATAAATTAATTTGTTTGAATTAATTTGTTTGAATTAAAAAATAACATATTATTATATATAAATAAAATAAGATGAGTTATTATGAAGATTTTAAATTATTTTACCAATCAAACATATTGTTATTTATTATTTTATTATTTGTTCTAATCCATATAATTATTAATTGGAAATTTGTATCTAATTACAATTATTTTGAAGGCGATTATCCAAAAACCATTTTAATTACTGGAATTATTTTTTTAATATTTCATATGTTAATTACTTGGGATGATAATATATCAGATACTGATAATGAAATCATTAATATACAAAAATATAAATTGGGCACAAATCAAAATCAACAATTTCCACTAATTCTCCCAAATCAATCAAATCAACCAATTCAACAAATACAACCAAATCAACCAATTCAACAAATACAACCAATTCAACAAATACCACCAATTCAACAAATACCACCGCCTTTTCCTCCCACTAAACCACTCATACAAGACACACAATCATTGAACAACAAATATAGAATTATTAATAGATATGATCAAAAATATAATTATTCACAAAATAGCAATAATGATAAAAAATTTAATTATTTACAAAATAGTAATAATGATCCAAAATTAAGTAATCAAAATATTTTCATTTCACATAAAAATACTTCAAAATATGGTTTAAAATTTTAATTGAAATTTTCACCAGTTTGTAAATGTAAATGTAAATGTGAATGTAAATGTAGATATAAAATAATATTTATAATACGTATGATTTTAACTTGTTTAATCAAAACTATAAATATATAAAGGTATTTTGCTTATTTATGTAAAAATAATCTTTTATAAATATATAAACATAATGACTAAAACTAAAGATGTTAAAGTTGGCGGAAATATGAGTTTACCTATACAGGAATTTCAACTTGAAACAATGTGTGAAAATCCTGCAATTGTTATGATTGCTAAACGTGCTTCTGGTAAATCTTGGGTTTGTAGATCAATTCTTAAACATTTTAGAGATATACCTGTTGGAATCATAATAGCTCCAACAGAAAAAATGGCAAGTCCCCCCTTTTATTCTGATTTTTTTCCAGATTCATATATCCATTATGAATATCGCAGTGAAATTATAGAAAAATTATTATATCGTCAAGATACTATGATTGAAAAAATGAAAGAAAAGGAAAAAGAAGGAAAACGAGTAGATCCAAGAGGATTTATTTTAATGGACGATTGTTTAAGTAAAAAAGGTAGTTGGATGAAGGATCAACCAATTATGGAATTATTATTTAATGGACGACATTATAGACTTATGTATATGTTAACTATGCAATTTCCACTTGGTATTACTCCCGAACTTAGATGCAATTTTGATTATATTTTTTTATTAAATGAGGATTTTTATTCAAATCTTAAAAGATTATATGATCATTATGCGGGTATGTTTCCAACTTTTGATGCTTTTAGGCAAGTTTTTAAAGATATTACTAATGATTTTGGAGCAATGGTTATTGTTAATCGTGGAGCAAGATCTAGTTTTTTAGAAAAAATATTTTGGTATAAAGCAAAAAATGATACTTTAGATAAAATGATTGGATGTGATCAATTTGTTAACTTTCATAAAAAGAATTTTGATGAAAATTGGAGGAAAAAAAAGAAATCTGTTGATATTATGGATATTTGCGGAAAAAAGAAAGGTAATGCAAAACCATTTTTAATTGATAAAATTAAAACAAAAAATAGTAATGATGATGATGATGAATAAAATATTAAAACATTGTGTTTTTAAAGCATTTATGACATAAACCAATCCAATATGCGATATTCTCATAATCCTTATCTTTTGTTAATGTTTTATATGATTTTTTTATTTGAATATCACAATGGGAACATTTATAATATATTGGTGTGATATTTTTTACATTAGTATAATTTCCAATTAGATGAATTTTATATTTGGCACAAAATTCATTTAACTCTTTAGTATAGTCAATTGGCATATTTTGTAGTAATTTTTGTGTCGTTTATTATAAAACTATTCTATTATCGTTTCAATTTTTTTTATTATAAATAATATAAAAAAATAAAAATATATATGAATACGAAAAAGATATCTATGACTGAATACATTTGCGAATGTGGTAAAAATTTTGGTAATAGTAAATCTCATTTTATAAGACACGCTAATAAAAAAAAATCCTGTAAAAAAATACCTATAGAACCATTATGCGTCGAATCGTTATGCGTTGAACCATTATGTGTCGAAATCAATACATCTGATGACAAGAAACAAGATTTTTCCTGTGAATTTTGCAAAAAATTCTTTTCAAGAAAATTTACAGTAGAAAGACATACTGGTATTTGTAAGGTTAAAAAGAAAATGGAAATGGAAAAGAATATTGTTGTTGGGGTAAAAGATGATAGAATGAGCAATATTATCAAACAAAATAACAAAATGATGTTAGAATTTGATAAATTGAAGGAAAATATTTTTGATTCATCGCAAATAGTTAAAATTGACAAAAGTATTCAAAAATTAAAAATAGATATTCCTGCAAATCTTAATCTCAAATTAAGTACTCATTTTGTCGAAAAATTAGTTCAAAAAGATTTAACAATTCAAAAACTTAAATCCATACAAACTAACAATATATTGATTAAAAATGATAATTATGATGAGTATCTTGATAATGAGTATCTTGATAATGAATGTCTTGATAATGAATGTCTTGATAATGAATGTCTTGATAATGATATTTTTGAAGTTAAAAAAAAAATCACCAAAGGCAAAATATTATTGGTAGACGATAAAGATGATGTTTTATTTAATGACAAAACGATAAATGAATCCAAAATTATGTTATATGATGATACTATTATGGAGCAAAATACAAAAAAATCCCTAATCAATGATAATATTACTGATAATATTACTGATAAACATGTCGATTTAATTTTAAATGGTGATATTATTGAATATAGAAAATCAGATAGTTATGTTAATGCTACACAATTATGTAAAGCTGGGGGGAAAAAGTTTTCACACTGGTATGGCTTATACACAACTAAAGAATTAATAAGTGTTTTAGCGAGTGATGCCGGAATTCCGGCATCACTATTAGTTGACATAAAAAAAGGAAATACAACAGAATTCAAACAAGGAACTTGGATTCATCCAGATTTGGCAATTCAATTAGCACAGTGGATATCATCAAAATTTGCTCTTCAAGTAAGTTATTGGATTAGGACATTATTTGTTAAAGGCAAAGTTGAATTAAATGTCAAATTAATTAAAGAAAAAGATGATACAATTAAAGAAAAGGACGATATAATTAAAAAAAAAGATTTGGAAATACAATATTTAAAAAATTTTTATGTTCAAAAACAAAGAAGAAAATCCTATCCAAATTCCGATTTATGTGTTTATATATTGACTGATAAATATAGTGAAAATGAAAGAATTTATACTATAGGTAAAGCAAAAGTGTTAATTGATAGATTAAGTACATATAACAAATCTATGGAACATTATGTAATTTATTATAAATCTTTTAAGACTGAACAAGATATGGAATCTGCAGAAAGAATAATATTAAATAAATTGGATGAATTTAGAGAACAGGCAAATAGAGATAGATTTATATTACCAATTGATAAAGATATTAAGTTTTTTTCTAATATATTGGATGATATTTATAAATGTTTTTATGTTATGTAGTGATTTATATCATTTTTTACTTAATCATTTTTTACTTAATCATTTTTTACTTAATCATTTTTTACTTTATAAATATATGATTTTTAATTTTTATAGAATTTTTACTTTATTTTTATGGAATTTTTTTAAATAAATTTAGAAAAAAATATTTTTTTGAATTTTAAGGGATTTTTTTATGAATTTCAACTCTCTCTCAAATTTAGAAAAATATATATCTATTTATAAGAAAAAGCAATAAGCATCATAAATCATAAAAAAAGCATAAAATCATATAAAAATGTAAAAGTATATCAGCAAGCAAAATGACCGAATCACTACACCGAAAATGACCCAAAATTTATTTAAATTATGACCGGAAAAAATGACCGGAAAAAACCGAAAAAAATAAAAAGTATTAATATATACAATTTCATATTATTGATAAAAATTAATTTAAAAAGTATTAATGGATACAATATAAATATATTATATTAAAAATAAAAGTATATATGTATAAGACTACACCGAAAATGACCAATTACACCGGTGCAAATATTGATTACACCGATTTTTACACCGGTCAAATTTATGCAAAATCAAATTATCCCGCATCATACCATTTAAAAATATAATATATAATTTAACATATAATTACATATATGTATCTATACGGATAGTAAAATATATATAAAAATATTTAAAGAATTAAATATATATTTGTATTATATTTATGACTGAATATGTATGTCCTGATTGTTTAAAAAATTTTGCAAACAGTAAATCGCATTTTGAAAGACATATAAATAAAAAGAAGCCTTGTATATTTAAAACACAAGATTTATGTCAAAATAATCCCAATACTAATGAGGAAATAAATATAAAAAATACGAATACAGAAATAAATATAGAAATAAACCAAGATGAAAAGGAATATTTGTGTGAATACTGCAATAGGAATTTTTCAAGAAAATTTTGTTTAGATAGACATATAAATGGAAGATGTAAAGAAAAAAATAAATGTGATGATAAAAATAAATTTATCCAAAATAACAAAAATATTATTAAACAAAACAAGGAAATTGTTAATAAACAAAATGAGGAAATTGAAATATTAAAAAAAGAAATAGAAGAATTAAAAAAAGACAATGCAATATTTAAATCCCAATTAGTTGATAAAAAATCAAAACCAAATATAAATATTGTTGTCAATAATAATATTGTGAATTTTAATAATGTTGATTATAATGATATTGATAAAAAACTATTTATAAATCCACTTATGGATACGAGACTATATGGTAAGGAAATAATTTTAAAAATGATTGAAAACATATATATAAATGAGGAATTACCAAAATTTCATAATATTATGATTACGGATAAAAATCGCGGATACGTCAAAATATACGATAACGGAAAATGGAAGACTGATAATATACATACAATTAATTTGGTTTTAGATGGAGTTATAACTCATTCAAAAACTATTTTAGATGAATTAAATATAAAATATGTAAATAATAATAAGGCAAAATCAAGACTTAATACAAGTAAAAAATATGTTGATTTGTGTGATTTGGAATATTTGGCAGATTTAGAAGATGAACAAGAACAAGAAGACATTAATAATAATGAACGTATTAAACGTTGTAAGGATTTTAGAGAAATGGTTTTTAAAGATACAATAAATTTATTTCATGACAATAAAAATATAATTTTAAAACCGAAAAATTCAAAATATGTTGAATTAGATTAAAATTGCGAAATAAAATATTTATTTAATAATTGGGTTTTTCTCTTATCATCTTCATATATAGAATCAATCCATACTGATGGTTGTGTAAACATTGGAGAAAATATTTGCGATACAAAAATTGGTTCAGTTTCTTCTTCTTCAAGTGTTCTTGGTAAGTATTTATAAATAACTTTAGTATCACATTTGGAAACTTCGGATTTAGCCATAAAATATACCGTTAATAATACAATTCCAATTATAAATATAATTATCATAAAACCTTTTATTAAATTCATTTGTTTTATATATAAATATAGTTTGAAAAAATAAAAATTTTGCAGTTTATTTTTTATGAAATTATAAATTTATTTTGAATAACTTTAATAAATATATAAATACTTATATATTTATTTAATTTTTACTATGTTAAATTTTATCGGATTTATTTTTATTTTTTCAAATCCGCATAAATCTGATTAATTGCTAATAATTTTGATTCTAATTCCTTAAGATTATTTTTGGAATCTTCTAATTCCGTTTCAATCTTTGCTCTATTTGATTGTGTTGATTTAATTTGTTCATCAATATCAACTTCTGATGGATTTCTTAATATCTCGACTTTTTCATTTTCCGATTCTAATGTGGGACCCTGTGTTGTATCGGTTGAATTGGTTGAATCGGTTGAATTTGCTGATTGAGTTGATTGAGTTGATTGAGTTGATTGAGTTGATTGAGTTGATTGAGCTGATTTTGGAACAACACCTGCAGGAGTAATTTCAGGACATCCAATACCAGTTGCTTCAGGAGCATCAGTTTTACCCGTAACAACTTTAGCATTATTTCCCTTAAGTGTTTGTTCTTTTCTTTCTTGTTCTTCAACTTCTTCTTCCTTAAGAGAATCTTTATATGCTTTCATATATTGATTCAATGCTTGTTCTCTATATACTGGATCATCTTCAGTTTCCATAGTAGCAATATCCGCATTAAATGGAAGCCATTTACCAACTTCACCAACAAAAATATTATGAAATTTGTCTTGTTTTTGTAATGCATCTGCTCTTTCTTTAGCATCTTCATATGTTTCATATACTCCTCTGAATTTAACACCTAAAATTTTTTGGTCTCTATATTGTTCTCTTTTTGCTTCAGGAAAAGCATTTGGAGTTAACATCGATAAAACACAAAAATTTTGTTTTTTAACCAAATGTCTTAAAGGTTTATCTTCATCTAAATAATCTTCTGATTTTAAACTTGATTGCATAACTAGATAATTAATTATCTAATTAATTCTTTAAATTGTTTTTAATGCATTAAATTAAAATTATCAAATTAAAATTACCAAATTAAAATTATCAAATTAAAATTACCAAATCACCATATGTTGGACACTTATTTTTTTAGCGTTCTCTATCATATACTCATACCATTGCTTAAACTATATATGTGTTTTCCAAAAAAAATTGAAAAAATAAATATATATACAATATTCTAATAGTATAGAAAGACATAATGGAAATAAATAAATTTATAGTTCAAACCTCCATAGTATATGGTTCATTATATATATTTTGCATAACATTAAAACAAATAAATAAAATAATATTAAATAGAAAAAGTACAGATAATATACCAATTGACTTTATAATGTTTAATGGACCAATATTATTATTTAGTGGTATCACATTCGCTTATAATACGGCAAAAATACTTAATCGCATAGATTAATTTAAAAAAAGTTTAATGAAATATTTTATATCACATATCATACCAACAACTAACTATAATCATTATAATCATTCGTATTTGAAATATTATATTTTTATACATAACAAGATGGGAAATTTAAATCTAATGCATAAAACACAATTGAACTTATTGTGCAAATAAGAATAATGAATATATGTATATTTGTATCTGGAAAATTATAGATAATCGTTGTTAGAAATAAATAGATAAGTAAAAAATTTAAAATATATTTAATAAATCTATTAAGAATAACAAAATTCATATCAATGGATGGTATAGGTGCATTATTTAGTTGTTCTTGTTGAAAATATTCCACAGAATTCATAAAATTATATATATTTAGTATATATTTAATTTTATTTATTAAAAAATAATTCGTATAATTTTTGTAATTACGTATGTAAAAACATTTTTTATACACTTGGATAAAACTCCCAACCACAATCATAACAAATTTTTTTCCATATTTCATCTTGGATTCTAAGTTTTTGTCTTGATTTTAAAAGAGGAAAACATTTGACATATTCATCAAATCCCAATAATTGAAAAAATTTATGCAAAACATAAGAATAAGATAAAAAATTTATTCTATCTTTTGGACAGTGTTTTTCAAATGGTTCCTGAATTTTATCAAACATTTTTTTAAGTGTTTCTTCAGTATCCCTATTAATACAAGGAGCAGGTTTTCCAGTTATTTTACTGATTATAAATGCTATATGTTCGTAATATTCATTTAATTTTAGTTTTTTAAGAATTTTTTTAACATTATCAATTCTAGTAAAATTAATAACTTTTATTCTGTGTTTTTTAAGTTCTAATTTAATTAATTCTATAATTTCAACAGGTATTTCTGTTGATTCCTTCGCTTGAAATTGACTTAACCCATAACAAATAATTATTCATATTTATTATCCGTATTTGTTATAATAATAATAATGATATAATTATTTTGGACTATACCTTAAGTAAGTAATATAAATATACTTACCCACATCCATCTAGTCTCTGAACCTCACACCTAGTCTAAATTAGGAGTTTTGGATGCGGATTGATTTGTTTATAAGAATATAATAAATATCATAATATTGTTACCATTGGATACGGCAATTAACCGTGTTCCTCATATATATCAGTATATATGAGTGGTAATTATGATTTTACAAATTGTTCCCGCAATT